AGTGATACCTTGGCATCTATCTGAGCACCCCACCAGACTGCTGCACCTACTTGTGCTGCTAAGAATGTAAGTAATGGTATTGGTAAACTTTTCATACTACCTCTGGGGTGTTTGTGTTCTATAATCTAATTGTGGTGCTTTCGTTGTAGGAACCACAGCACCTGTTGTTGTAGGTATCAATTGCTGAATCCTTGAATCTATATATGGTTGAAGTTCTGCCATCACTCTTTCTACGGTGGCATCCCTACGTTTCTCTGGTCCTTTATTGACCTTATCCATAACTTGATTGCCACCAACAACACTACTGGTTCCCACTGCGAGAACTGTTGCTCCTGTTACTAGTGTGTCTTTAAGTTCCATTAGATCAAGTCTTCTAATTTATATAGACTAATAAGTTCTAGATCTTGCCATTTCATAGCAGTATCTGCTTCACCATTCTCTTGACGATCTATAATTGATACAACACGATTAACTTTATATCCAGCATCTCTAATTCTTTTTACTGCTTCTATAGATGATCCACCTGTGGTAATTACATCTTCTAAGACTGTAACCAGAGAACCTTTAGGTAGTTCTGGTCCCTCTATCCATGCTCCTGTGCCATGACCCTTAGCTTTCTTACGAACAATCAGTCCACTAAGATTGATCTTATCTAAACCACATACAACTGTGACTCCAGATACTAATGGATCAGCACCCAGAGTGAGTCCTCCGACTGCAACAGCATCTTCCTCTACTTGTGACAATAACATCACACTAGCAAGCGTAAGACCTCTAGGGGTCAATACAACAGGCTTACAGTTAACATAATGTTCACTACTCTTACCAGAAGAAAGTTTAAAGTCACCCTTCTTATAGGCATACTTCTTCAAGAGTTCTAATAATTCTTCCTTCATTTTTTAGTACCATCCTGATTGTATAATTGTGGAGTCGTCTTGCAATATGCGTTAAAAAGTATTCTCATCTCATCATAACTCATACCACAATTATCTGCTGCTTTAGGAAGATTCCATCTAGCAGAAAATAAGTTATTTAAAGACTCTTGAGTTTCTGTTCGCATTTATCATACTCAATAATAATTTTCTTATAAGAGTTACCTTTACTATCGGTTACCTCATATCGTTGGGCAGTTCCACCAAGCAATGACGTTAATGTCAGCAGTTCTGCTATTAGTGTTCCTTCATCCTCTACCATTAAAATTCCTCCGTAGGTATGTGCCAGTCAGCGTATACACGCCTTCCTGTTTGTCCATGTATGTCAATGTAAGTTTGATCGTTACTCTGCCAGTGTCCCAAAAGAACGCCGAATCTCACGTAACTCCTCAAAATTTTTCTGTTTAGTGCCGCCATCATATGCCCAAGCATAACCCTCCGTAATCATTTGTTCATTTAGTGAAACATCAGCATCGCCAATGTAGAGCCAACCAAGAAGCCTACCATACTTCCCAACGCCACCCTTAAGTTCAGTTCTAATAGTGAGTTCTTCATCACCTTTAATAGTCTCAGTAAGTTTATCCTTCATCCAATTCGTAGCATGGATTCCCAACACCTTCTCTTCTTTATCTCTAGTCCTCTTCTCTGGAGTATCAACTCCTGCAATCCTTACCCGCTCTTTCTTGTATAAATCGAATCCAAGATCTATCAGAACATCTATCGTATCTCCGTCCAACACTTTCACTATCTTTGTCACTCGGAAGTTGTAACAACTCTTCCTTGACGGTGGGGTCATTGCTCCCATCTTCTGTATCCTCCCATATGTCTAGTGCTTTATTTATAGACTCTTCTATAGGAGTTCTATTCCTTTCACTCTCCCAGTTCCTTACGTCCTGAATCATCTGCCCCACGTTCAGGGGAGATGTGACTATGAACATTGTCGTTAGGATACCATTCATCATACTTGAAAATCCAGTAAAGTGTAATGCATACTAATACAAGAAGGATAGCTACCATAATATTTACTCCCCATACAACATCACTCGTCATGTTTATGCTTCAGTTTACCAGACATCTCATATGCCTCTTTGTTTCCACCATGACCGTGTGCTATTCCTAGTTCATGCATTTTAGCATGTTCGTCAATAGGATCTCTCAATGCTTTCTTGCCTCCACCTACAGTGAGATACAATCCCCATCCAACTAAACCAAAAAGAACTAAACCAAAGAATAAAATAAATCCTTGATCTGGTGTAAGATTTAAATGCTGGATCATAGGTTGTTTCTCCCATGTGCCAGGTAAATTATACACTGAGGGTGTTGATAAAAAAATTAACCTTGCCATATCATATCAGGTAGTTGTGATTGTGGTGTTCTAAGCATAAAGCTTAAAAGAAAATAACATATAAACCAAGCAAAGTTTAAAATAATATTCTGTCTCCACAAGAACTTTCTCACTCTCATAGAGATGAAAGTTTCTGGTGGTTTCTTTTGCGCTCGGAATACTTGCTCAATAACAATAGAAATTATCAATCCTATTATTAAAGGAAGAAACCAAAAGTCTAAGAAATTAGATAGAAAAAATAAAAACTCTTTCATTGATTAGGTAGTTGTTCAAACATTATACCATAATATTTAACAGATACAACCCCTTATAAGTATGCGGATATCTACACTAGTCCCTTTGTCTCCAGTCATCAGACCGTTCATTATGAAACCAATCTACCACATCCTGTGGATCTCCGAAACCCCTACGATGATGAGTTGAATCGGGGTCTCCAATATTCAACTCATTCAGAAAAGACTCTGTTGGATCTGTCGTCATTCTTCTTGCAGTCTGTAACATACCTCTTGCTGCGGTATTTGCTTTTGCTAGTTTCTCTGCCCAGATCATGTCCTCTAAACTTACTTCAACTTCAGCAGCAATGTCTTTACATATTGCTGCCATCCTCAACCGATATTGAGTAGAAAGCATAAGGTTAATAAATGTGTACTATTATTTATGGTGATATCTTTCAGGATGCCTTTCCGAATCTATAGTCATGAATCCTATAGGTAAAAATATTACCCAACTGAATAGAGCAAGTGTATTCATGTTCTGCCCTACCCATTCTATTAATGGTCTAAGCATAAGCCTGTGCTGCAAGCCACACTGATAAACTTAAAGATGTTCCCATGATGGTGAGTCTACTCATCCACCACATGATTTCGTGTTTCATTATTCTTCCCTCAACACATAGTCAATAAAAAGAGGATGCTCCCTTAGTATAGGAACATCCTGCTTTGCATCTTGCATTGCTTCGTATGAATCTACAGCGTACTCACAAATTTCAAAGTGGTGCTGTTGTAAGTCATGATAACCTACAGTATAATGTTTCTGGGGCATGATTTTTCAATCCCATATGTGCTAATATTTATAGCATAGATTGAGTAATTTTGCCTAGTTCAGTGTGGACATCCTGACTCTGTTAGAGAACCTGAACAACTCCAACCACATCAGGTATCTCCATCATCAGTTTCTTTTCTATACCTTGCTTCAAAGTCATGGTACTCATAGCACATGTCTCACATGCACCTCCGAGTTTTACTTTAACATATCCTGTTTCGTGTTCTATATCGTAAAGTTGAAGGTATCCACCATCAGCTTCAATATAAGGAATGAGTTCCTCTAACACTTTGAGTACGTTTTCTTCTGTTAATTCCATAGCCTTGTTAATTGACGTACATCAGTCACACCATAGAGTGCCTTACATTTCTGTTCAGCATCTTCTCTTAAGTTAGATACACAAAAAAATTCTACCTTCTTCAGACGATTAGAAGAGAGTAGAATCTGTGCTGACCATTTAACTTCACTCATAAAAGGATTGCTCCTATAACAAATCCTTTTACAAAACAAAGACAGAACATTTGGTAATTAGATAATCCCAACTTACCTTGAATCTTAAATGCCCATCTCTTATCCAACTCTTTAATAGACCAAGCAATTTGTTTTATTTTTTTCATCAGATTAATCCCATCGTGTTACTACTAATTCTATAGAGTTGTCATCCATTTCCCATTCTTCTTCTACTTGAAATCCCATCTTCTTGACTTGATTGTGTACTGTCATACGAGCATATTGCTGTGTGACTTTATCAACAAACCTTTCAACTGGAATAGGTTGATTCCATGTCTCAAGATCTGCAACCAAATCATACTCACCTGATATAAGATTAAAACGAAACCCCACATCCTTTCCAATAGCAACTTCTGCTTCCACAGTCTCATGACCAATACCATGAGCACCAGTAACATAAAGTTCTTGATCCTCCTTCACATCATACTGAAGAAGTTCTAATGCCTCAACTAACTCAGGCTTGTTCTTGATTCTTGTTTGTATTGTGCTGAAGTGTGACATTTTTGTTTTGATAAAATTCTGGTTTGAATTGACGAGTGTTCAAGATTCCAAGTGCATGTTCAAGTTTCTTGGTAACTTCTATACAGTTCCCAGACTTGACTCCGTTTACATCTATACTCACTGCTCCATCTTGTCTGATAGAAAATTTAAGAGTTTGTTGTTCGGGCATAATTAAAACTGTTTGGGGTGTGTAACAACATCACCATGTATCTCACCGATATCATCTATGTGAGCATGATCTATATCAACATGCAGACCCCTTTCATAGAAGTCTGCAATTCTTTCTAGTGCATTTGCTATGCGACTCAATTCATCACTCATAAAAAAGAGATCCATTGACCTGAGTATAGCAGATCATTGAATCTTTTGCAACTACATCTTAAAGTTTTCTCCAGAATCAGTGTCAGTGCTAATCTTGATAGGTGCTTGCTCAATTCTAATTGTTTGAGTAGGACCAGTCTGCGATGCCTTTTCAATTAACATCTCAAGATCTTTCTTGCTGATACCTCCTCCACCACCATTACCATTAGTAGGGTTACCATTCTTATCCATCTTCATAGTGCCGTCACCTTTCTTACTAGCAGTCTGGATTCCAAAGCTAGCTAAAACTCCTGTAAAAACCGAAGCTATAAATGTTGGATCAATTTTCTGTTGTGGTACACCTGGTATGGCGACATAATTTAAAGTCAATATTCCGCCCGACCAGGCAAGAACGGTTATGCGAACAAATGTACTAATGATTGCTGCTTGTTCATCAGCATCAGGAAGTATAGCATCCTTTGCTTTCTGAAGCAACCCTTTCTTTTCTTCTTTGGGTTCTTCTACTACTTCCTCTTTTACTTCCTCTGACATTCTGATTAAGCAACTAGCTTATTTAGTATTAACCACCTTCAACTTCACATCCTATACGACTACCAAGAACTGCACCTAGTGGGATTGCCCACCAACGACCATCTCCTTTTGAGATAGCAGCACCTATTCCACCACCAACTAGACCACCAGCAATCTTCCCATCAGTACAATCATTATTATCATACTGTATAGTTGTCTTACGTGTATATCCACCATTCCTTAAAGAATCAGCATCATACCTACAAGGAACCTCAGAAGTTTCGTGGAATGATTGTACATAACCAGGACTATCAGCAGTGCCTGGTATATACTCTTCTCTATATTCTGTTTTAAAACAAGTACGACTTTCTGAGAAACCTTCTTGAAATGAAGTATCAGCAGAAACAGGTGTTACTGCCAATAACGAAGCTAATAAGATCTTCATAGAGCAGAACTTGGAACAGGAAGTCCCAAACCACCACCAGATGGTATTGTTGAAGAACCTATATCAGGAGAAGGAAGATCAGGAGAACCAACAGGAAGTCCCATAGAACCTGTTACGGCCTCGATTGCCTTTTCTTTTACCCCATCTATGATGGCTTCCCTATTAAGGTAAACATACCCACCAGCCCCAACAACGGCAATAGATACAGCAGTAGACGCAAGAGCAAGTACATTAATTATTTTTTGCATAGTATTACAGCAAGTAAGTTATTTATTATAATACGCATCGTAATATTTGACAATACCTGACGAGATCTTATGTCCTTTAGCAACCCACTCATCAGCACATTCATAAATTGATTTGTTTGAGTAGTCTCCTTTTCCAAATTTTTTAAACAGAATCTTTAAAACTTCCTGTCTAAGAGTCATCTGTTGTTCGATGTCTGTGTCAATCATTTGCATCCTCCATCATGTAAGACATCATAGTCATAAACATAGTTGTTGTCATTACAACACCAACTACTACCATAAAGACCATCTGGTATATTTCTGTAAGATTGATCATTAAATTAGACCTAAAGAACCTGCGGTCATTCCCACAGTCACAAAAAAACCAAACTCTAAAAGATCTCTAGAGCCTGGAGGAATTGATGTTAGTAAAACTGCTAGGGGTATCATTGAAAGACGAAAGATAAACCGTTTGAGTATGCAGTAACTGCTACTGCTGCTACGAAAATTACTTGATACATGCTTTTAAAACTAAGATAAGTACTCCGACCATTGCGACACGGCCATTCCACCTTTCAGCAAATCTCCAATAGTGATGAGAAAAATCAATCATGTTCCAGAGGGTGCGTATGCTGGTTGCATTCTAGCAATTCTTATGCCTTTGCCACCCTCATCATCATCATCGTCATCGAATCCACGTAGAAGTAGTTCCACCAATACTAATGCTGCCATAGGATAAAAGATCCATAAAACTGCTTTCCATATCGGAAATGTATCTGCTGCTACCTGAAATTCACTCATTTATTTGTATTTTGTTTGGATTTGCTGATATGTTACGAGTAAGTATTTAGTTATGTTAAGTTTTAGACTAGGTAATTGTACCGACCAGAGATGCTGCTGTAGCAGACACTGCAAGCCAAGGTAAATTTATTACCACAAGTAGTTTTACTAGAGTAGATCTTCTGATCGTGAACAATGTACAAGTCATTATACAAAACCTGGTATAATTTGTCCAGATAGTGAGTAAGATACGATGAGTGCTCCGCATCCAACGATGGCAGCAATGCCATTCCATTTCTCAGCAATAGAGAAATCTACTTTGTCTTCAGTTTGTGTTTTTGTTTGCTTTGACATTAGATGATACCAGGAATAAGGTTGCCAGTTGTTGCGTATGATGCACAGAGAACAAGGAAGCCAATCATAGCTGCTCTTCCGTTTGCTCTTAAAAAGATTTGTTTGTTGTTCATTAGAAAATACCTGGGATGATTTGACCTGTTGTTGCATAAGCACCGAATGCGGCTACGAAACCGATCATTGCCATCCAACCATTAAACTTTTCTGCTTCGGGTGTCATTTGTTTTCTCCTTTTTGGATTAGTAGGGGTAAAAGTGACTCGCTATTGCGAGTGGTGTAAAGACCTGTTTGGTCAAAAGATGCCAGGTATAACCCAGCCTGTGAAACCGTAGTTAATTACGGCAGCAAAGAAACCCATCATCGCAAGGCGACCATTGATTTGTTCTGCGTTCTTCCAGTAGTTCATTAGACGTATGCAATAGTGGGTGAATAAACAACTGCCATTGCAATTGTACCTATCAATAGGGTTTGGATCATGGTTTTCATATTAACCTCTGAAAGGTGAATTAAAATATGCTTTGTTAACAGTATAAAGTGTGAACAGAGCAACCGCAATACCAGCAAACCCTAAAAGAAGGATCGGTGAATGCGGTATGTCATATGTTGGAATGTTATTCATTAAAATACACCTGGAATGATTTGACCAGTAGTGATATAAGCACCGAGTAATGCCACGATACCAATCATTGCCCAACGACCATTGGTTTTCTCTGCGTTAACAGCATAACCTTCATAGTTGTCGTTCTCGTCAACCCAAGGTGCTACCTCTGCACCAAACATGTTTTGCTTGCCGTACTCAGTAGT